GGAACTAAATTATCATAGTGTCCTCCTGGCATACCTTCTTCAGGCATAATAGCAGGATTACCCATTAGGTCAACTACTGCTGAACCATCTTCCATCATAGCTACACTTTCATCAGGAAGTATTTCTTGATTCTCTGTTTCTATTTCTTCTACTGCATCATGATCTACTTTTCTATTTGGTTTGATCAAAGATATTTTTAAGTCATTGATGATTGATGTATCACCTTTTACATCATCAATACTAAAGATTGCAATAGTCTTGAATCTTTTACTTACTTTTTCTTCATTAGTTTTCGGATCTGTTTCTTTGTAGATTATTGGTTGCCACAATGGTATGCCAGTTTTAGAACGAGGTCGCAATCCTATCTTTTGCCATTGAAAGAATGTACCCCAGATAGGAGTCTTGTAACCATACTTAAAGTTAAGATGAAACTGATTCCAACCTGTGTATGGTTTGCCATCTACATTCATATGAAAGTTCTGAATCCATTTTGGTATGAATGGTGTACCTGGATCGTGTTGTTCCATATCTTTGATGATTTGTTCTGTAATATCTTTTAGATTATCTTCAGCTAATTGTTTGATAGACATGACGATTCTCCATATAATAGTTTCTCCAAGACTGCAAAGTTTTTCTAGATGCTAATTGAAACTGATTGTAGTCTTTTCTTTTTATTAATAGTTTTAATTCGCTTAACAATATATTCTTGTGTTCAATCCATAGGTCATGAACATCAGCAAGTTTTTCACTATGGTATTGTTCAAGAAAGTTTAGTCGTGCTTGAAGCTGTTGTATGCTCAAGTATGCATAAGCTAATCTCTTTGCTCTGTAATTATACTCGTGCATAAATTGACATCCATGTTCAAGCATCATTTTATCTAAGTATCTTTCGTGTATTTGTTCTTGCTTTAATGACATATCATTCTCCTTTCAATTTCCAAAGCTATCAATACGATTGCGTAAATCTTCTGCATCAGTTTTGTATTGTTGCAGCAATCTGTTTTTTATTTCTGCATTTAGACTTCCAGAGTTTACTTGTACTGAATCTTGCAGTACCATAATCAGTTCTTCTAGTTCTTGTAAATATATTATGTCTTGTTCGTGTTGTTCCCAATCTGGTTGGGGTATTAGTTTAAACATATTCATTCTCCTTTATTAATAGTATAATTTATACAATGCATTTATGCAACTATATTCTAGTACATAGTCTGATGAGTACAACTATCATTCCAATGTAACTAGTTATACCTCCCATTATACATAGGACTATAAGTTGTGGTTGAAATGCAACAGGGTAGATAGCAAATACAAAACTCATTGATGTTAGAAATATTGCTATGCTGGAATATATAATAGATGTAATTATATAAGCAGTTTTTTCTTGTCTTAGTGTATACATAATTTTCCTTTCTTTGATTAAATAAAACTTTGCAGTCATATGTTATGTCTGGTCGCATATACTACAAGTAGGCTGAGGTCGGCAAAGTGGTCACCGAGTCACGCATACTGAACTGAGCAGATGGCATATGACAAACTAATAAACAAATACAAAATAAAATTTGGATTCTTAAGACTAGTCTTAAGTCGCTTGTCGGTGCGAGAACCGACTCTCGCCGAAGGCGAAAATTTTTTTTTATATTTGCACAAAAAAAGGGCAACCAAATTAATGATTGCCCTAGGGAGGATATAACAGGATTAACTAGCCATAGATTTCTTCATATTAGCTCTTAACTTTTTAAGTTGGTCTGGACTCACTGTCTTTCCTTTCTCAGCTTTGATACTATCCCAATTATTCAAGATATCTTTTCTTTCTTGAGGTGTGTAAGGAGTTTGTTTTATTGGTGTCCAAACTTCCTCAATGAATGTATTGAAAAGATTTTTATAAAACCCAAACACTTTTATATTTACTTCAAGATTATGAGCCAATAAAGAAACATCAGCTTCCTTGTCTTGTTCTAATCTATCCATAATTTTCTTGTCGGTGTCGTTCATTCTATCCAATGCTTTTAAATACCAATTTTCAAAGTAGATAATTTTCTCTGCTACGATATTTGAACTCCTTCCTATTACAAGTTGATTGGTTTCTGCGTCGTGGTCTGCGTCTATGTTTAATAAATCAGTAATAAAGTTTTTCATTATGATTTCCTTTCTTTTTTTTTGTTGCTCAGGGCACCACGCCCTAAGTTACCATCTAAAAGAAACTAGGTAAAATTCAAATGCAAATTTAGGTTATGGTCGGTACGGAGGAATTTGCACCCTGTGGGCACAGTTATAAGGGCGAACTTGTTCGCACAGAAAATAGTGTTTTAATTTTACCTAGTTTATTCTCCGCTTATCTCTCTTGTCTAGGGCGTGGAGTTCTGAGCAACCTTGGTGGGAGCATTGCACCGAATCACTATCATAGATAGGGCAATGCGAAGACAGACTCTGCGAAGAGTCTGCCCATATACAACCCCCAACACCAGCATAACGTACCTGTCAAATTATTGGCTTGACACAACATATAGAGCCACTACTATAGAACATAATGAAGATAGACAAAACACAATCACTTACAACAAGACAACAGGCATTTATTGATAACCTGTTAACAAATGGTGGTACTGCTACACAATGTGCGATTAAAGCTGGATATAGTAAGAGATCAGCAAAGGTTGAAGCTAGTCGCTTACTTAAACAGGATAAGGTTTTGAAGGCACTACAGACACAAGC